CTTCTGCGACGCTGGGACGAGCCCGGCGCGGTTGGCCGTCTCGACCTGCTCGCGCGGGACTTCGAACACCTTGCCGGCTTCGTCGCGGAAGAATAGCGGCTGCGTCATCGCCCCACCTGCTTAAACCCGACCGCTGCGGTTGGCGTCTTCGCCGACTTGCCGGTGTATTGAACCTGCGAGCCCTTGGCCGTTTGCGTCTCTTTGACCGATGAGCCGCGCTGCGCGTCGACGCGCGCCTGGTACTTGCGGTCAAGAACGTCCTTCATCTCTTTCACGGCCTGCTCTGCCGGCATGGCGCCGACCTTGTTCATCAGGGCGGCCTTCCAGCGCACGATGTCTTCGCTACGAACGACGCCCTGGCCGCCCATCGTGTTGCCGGTGTTGAGAACGTTTTCTAGGTGGATATCGACAGAGCGCAGGTCGTTCGGGCTGAGCGACGTGCCGCTCTTAGCGAGCGAGCCGAGGGCATTGATCGAGCCCACCGCGTCCGCGTGAAGGCCCTTGTATTCGCGGATCTTCGTCGCTTCAGGCGCCGACCGCGCGACGACTTGATTGCCTTGCAGGTCCTCGATGACGAGCTCGCGCGTCTTGTCGGCCTTCTCGGGGTCCATCCCCTCGGCCTTCTGGCGCTTCAGCTCGTTTTCGTACGTCCCGCCGACGACACCGCCGCGCTTGCTGAGCGTGTCGTATCGCTTGGAGACCTCTGCCTCCGTGGGATCGCGCATGCCGCCGCGCGAGCTCGGGACGACCTTCGCCGCCGTGGTCAGACTCGTCTTGCCGTAAGCCGCGTTCTGGAATTGCTGCTCGGCCGCAACCCGCCGCTGCTCGCCCTCGGCCAGCCACACGTCGAGCGCCGTCTTGATGTCTTCGCTCTTGGTCGACGCGGCGTAGCTCGCTGCCATCGTCTCGACCTTCTTTTGCTGGGCAATCTTCAGAGCCGCTTCGGCTTGGTCGAGGTTGCCGAATTGGCGATTGAGCACCGCGAGCTGGTTGCCAGCGGCCTCTTTGCCGGCCTCGATCTGCGCTCGCTGGGTAGCGATGTCGCGGTCGATGTAGCTATTGATCTGGTTAAGCACGACGTTCGGCCCGCCGGTGAGCGCCGCCGCTCCGGCTCCAAACGCCTGCGCGATCGCGGCCCCGATCTGACCGATGGCCCCGCGGTCCGAGAACCAGCGGTTAGCATCGAAGGACTTCGCGGTGCGGTCCGACTCTTCGGTGAGCCGCTCCAAGTCGTCTCGGTCCCGCCGGTACTGCCGCTCCTGCATGTCGCGGCGCATCTGCGCCACGCGCGCTTGCTCTTCAACCTGAGGTAGCGCCGCCTGGTAGGCCGCCGCTTCGCCCATCGCTCGCGCCGCTTCGGCTTGCGCCTTGGCCGAGCCTGCCATGTTGACGTTGATGCTGGCTTCGGCGCGAGCCTGCGCCTCGGGCCCGTTTGGGTCGTACGGCATGCCCGACGTTTCGCGCGTCTCTTGCTGGGTCGTCGGCAGAACACCGCCGCGGCGTGGGGCCTCGTAGACGGGCCGGTTGGCGTACGCGTCGATGTTGTTTTGCAGCTCCGACGCCTGAGCAAGCGCGGGGCTCGCAGGCTCCGCCGGTGCGGCCTGCGCCGGCGGCTGTGCGGCCTCCTGGCGGAATAGCGCTTGCTGGATCTTGCCAGCGTCTGACCCTGCAGGTGCCGCATCCGTTGCCGTGCGCGGCGGCATGGGCATCTGCTGGCCACCGCCGAGCTCGCGGGCGATTGCGTTGATATCGGCCACGTCGGCCGTGCGCATGTCCGGCGGCGGCGCTGCCGCGGCCTGAAGCTCTGGCGACAACTGCGCCGCCATGTCAGGGTCGTACGCAGGGAACGAGCTTCCGTCGTCGGCGTGGAAGATGCCGGCGCCAGGCTGAAGCTCGGGGTCCTGGTCGAAGCGAACGAGGGCCATTCAGTATCGCTCCCCCCTGATGAGCCGCGGGCGCGACGCGGCGGGCGCAGCCCCGGCCCTCGCCACCAGCGCCTCCAGCTCGTCCAATCGGCGTTGCTGCTCGCCGATGGCCGCCGTGTTCGTCATGGTCAGCCTGGCCGGATCGACCCGTTTCATGCCGTCCGGCCCGGTGCTCACGGCGCCAGCCGCCGCGGTCTGCTCGAGCTCCTGAGCCATCGGCGTGACCTGGTTGTCAGGCCCGTTGCGCGGGTCCTTGTAGTCCCACGCGTAGGACCCAGCCGGACGCAGGTCGGTCGACCTACGCATTGGCGGTATCCTGCGAATTGCATCGCTGATGCCGTCATTGGTCGCGCCGGCCATGCCCTGGCCAGGCTCACCGTTGAGCGTTTGGAGACGGTCGACCCTCTCGTGGATCTGGCCAGGCTCCGGCTCATCTAGCCATGCCGGCCTCGCGCCACCTTCCAGCGCGTCCAGCCGCTCAACGATGCTGGCAGCACTGACCGGGCGAATGTTCTCCTTCGCGCGAACGTCGGAGAGCATGTTGACGCCGGAGCCGATGAGCGAGCCGTACATGTTCATGTCCGCCGCGCGGTCGCGCTGGGCAATGTTCGCCATGCCCACGGAAACGCCTCGGTCGGCACCGTATCGGCTCGTGTCGGCACCGAGCTGGTTGCCCAGAATGCCCTGCCGCGCGGCCTCGCCGGCCTGCGTCTGCCCGATCGCCATACCCTCGGCGCCGAGCTGGCCCTGGATACCCTGCGCGCCGTACGCAGCCCCTAGATTGCCGTAGCCGAGCCCCGTATTCGCAGCGCCGCCGGCCGCGCCGAGCATCGTGCCGCCCGCGCCGAACCGCTGGCCCATGATGCCAACGTCGCCCGCGCGCACGCCCGAAAGCGCGTTCTGCTCGGCGCCCATGGCGTTAAGCCGCGTGTTCTGCCAATTGGCGGCCTCCTGGGCTCGAATAACGCCGGCCTGCTGGTTGGTCTGCGCACCGCCAACGGCACTCGAGCGGAGCGCGGCCCGGACGGCCGAAGGGGAGCCACCGCCGGTGCGCGCAATCGAAAGCGCGTTGCGGGCGTTGGCGTCTTGGCCCATGCGCAGCTGCGCCTCTGCGGCGCTCGGCCCAGGGCCCTGCTCGTAGAACGACCGCAGCCGGCCAATGGCCGCCATGGAATCGCCGCGCGCTGCCGCCGCATCCGAAGCGTTTCCCTCGGCCCGGCCGTAGGCGCCCGCCGCATCGCCGTAGAGGCCGGCGGCGCGGTCGTTCGCGCCGCGTTGGCCAAGATAGGCGTTGTACTGCCCCGACGCCGCATCGGCCCCGAGCTGGCGCCCCAGAAACCGCGTGCCCGCCGCGCCCTCTGCGCCAAGCCGACTCGCGCGGTCCGCCTCAGCGTTGAGACCTAGGCCCCCATACCGCGGCGCATCGCGGGCAATCCGCCCCGATGGCTGGTACTTCGTTGCGGGATCTTCGTCAAACTGGTCGCCGAGGAGCCCTCCGCCGGCTGCGCCAAGTGCGGCCCCGGCCGGACCGCCGAGGAAAAAGCCCCCCACGCCGCCGCCTATCATGCCAATCGTTCTGCCGACGCCCATTAGGCCCTCTTGCTCGCTTGCAGCCGCTTGAGGCCGCGCTCGGGGAAAACCTCGAAAGAGAGAGCGTTCAAGGCGATGCCCTGCCCCGGCTGTAGCGCTCCTTCGTCGTCCGACGTGGTCGCCTGGAGGCGAAACCGGAAGCTCCCGCCGCGCACGTAGGGCAGGTCGTATTGACGGTCGTCGGCGAACGGGTTGCCGCTGTCCCACGTCGCCGCCGGGGTGTCGTAAGTGGCCCCCGAGTCGCGCGAGACGTCGAGAAGCATGTTGACGTTGGGCACCAGCGCCTCGCCGAGCAGATGCACGCGCCGCACGCGCCCCGTCCCGGCGGCGCCAAAGAACCGAACATCTCCCGTCTCGATCGCGTAGGTGATCCACGTCGGCGAAGAGCCGTCGACGTCGTCGGTCCACTCGGCTGTTTCGCCGATGAGGCCATCAAAGAGCAGCTTCCCGCTCCAAGATGAGACGCTCTTGAATTCGCGGTCCGCGCCGTCCTCGGTGATAAAAAGCTCATCGGTCGACCATTCGCCGGTATCGGTATCGAACACGAGCAGTCGGCCGTCGCCATCGACGTCGCCGTCGGTAAAGCGCCAGCACTGGAAGACGGCGATGTGCTCTTCCGGAAGAGCTCGGCAACACGCGATGAACGGAAACGCCGCGAGCGTGTCTTGGATGGTGCGACCGACCCACGTCGGCGCCCCGCCGCCGCGCGGAAGTAGGAACATCTTGTCCGAGCGACCCTGGAAGAGGAGCCCTTGCGGCACCTCGCAGATCGCGCGCTGGTTCAAGAATCCCGTATCGGAAGGCAGCTTGCGCGGCCGCGTGAATTCGCCAAGCCCTTCGTTGTTCGGGCCGTCGCCGGTGACCGCCCATATCGCCTCGCGCGAGCCGACGAACCAGACGCCGTCGAGTTGCGCCACGCCGGTTACGTCGCCCTCGATGCTGCCTCGGAACGCCGTCTCTTCCTTCAGCGGAAACGCAAGGGCGTCTCCGGGTCGGATCTTCTTCGAAAACGCGTATTGCGAAGGCTCCTCGAGCCCACCGCAAATGATTCTGTCTTCGCCGGCCCAGATGTACTTGCACGGCGGCGGCTCGCCGTTGTCGAGAATGGTGCCGTCGCCGATGTAGATCGTCTCGTTGTCCGAGATGTCGTCGTCCGTCTGCTCGTCGGTGAATGTGAGCCGAGTCGACAGGTCAGGCGTGATGACGATCCGCTCATTCGGATTGAGCAGGAAGAAAACCGAGCCGTCGCGGACGGTGCGGTAGACTTCGCAAAAGATGGTGACGGTGTCGTTGGCCGAGCGGTCACTGAATGGCGGCTGCGCAATGGTGATAAGCGCGGCAGTGTTTTCGCCGATGCCCTCGTAGAGAATGGCCTCGCTCACCTGCGATCGGTGGACTCGCCCGCCCGCGTCGATCCACTTCCAGATCGCGCAATAGTGCCGCTCGCCCACGAAATCAGCAGCGCCGGACACGGTCTCGACCGTGAACTCTTTCGGCCCCTGGAACAGTCCACTCTCGTATAGCTGCGAGCCGTCGAATTCGCGCATGCGCGCGCCGGACAGGAAAAGCTGCCCGTTGATCTTCGCCCCCATCAACCTGTCGACATAATCGCCAGATCGGATCTCGACGAATTCGACCTTGCCCGCCGTCGTGGCCGCCCCGACCAGCGTGGGAAGCGCGGTGATGAAGATGTCGGCGGTGTATCCGGTATCGGTAACGGCCGTGTCGAGCACCGTGTGCCGGCGCTGCTCATAGGGCTCGTTGACGTACCAGTTACCGGCGAGCGCCTGTTCCTGCGCTACCACAGCTTCGCTGATGGCTTTTCCGGAGCCGATGTCCTGCGCGTGCAGCGTCGCCAAGTCGATGAGCCGATAGGTGCCGTAGTCCCCCGGCGGGACGCGCGCTGAATAGCCCTCGGACGTGAGGGTGTGCGTCTCATCGACGGCCCAGCAAAGCACGCCGCCCTCGGGCGAAACGAACGGCTTGGATATTGGCCACAGCGACGGCACGTAGACCGCCGGACCGCCGGCCCAGCCGTTGAACGCCCATGCGCCGAGCTGCCCCGCTGGTGTTCCCTCGCGCGCCCACGTCATCATC